ACATCCCATTGAAAATCAGCGTTATCTAAGGTGATAACGTCACCAGCTTTGTCGATTGCCTCTTGAGACATATAGAAAGCTTGGTCTGAATCTGTATCTAAATCACTCTCAGTTAAAACTGAACCTGAGACATAATCTACTAATTTTGTTGTTTGTGAAGTTGTACGCCTTATTTCAATAGCAGCACTACTTGCTGGAGCTGTGTCAAAAGTAAGGGTAGTCCCTGCGCCGTCTAAGGTATAAGCTGTGACAGCAGAACCCGCAACAGTTGTGGATAAATCGTCAACACTACGGTAACTAAAGGGAATAGCGTATGCTGCTGTGCTACCGTTTCCAGTATATCTTACAAAACTATTTGCCATTATTTCCTATGTTTGTGTTTATCTCTTCTAAAAGGGGTACTTTATTGATACAATTGTTCTAGCATTGTTTCAGACTGTCTTTTTAAAGATTCTACAGTTGTTTGTTTTCCGTCAACTACAATTAGCCCATAACCTTTAATCCAATCTCTAGCTTCTGTTTCAAACTCTCTTATTTTATCTAATAAATACTGGTCTCCTTCATATTTACCAGCAAGTAACCTATTCTCTGCGTATCTAGTATTGTATTGAGATGTAGGATTTTCCAACTCATCTTTAAATGTTTCGTTTAAATTTTTTCCATTAATTTTAAATTTACCTTTGACTTGTAACATTGCTTCATAAGCTGTAGTGCCTTCTGGTAAATTCATTTGTGTGCCTGTAATAGGGTCTTTTACTCTAACAATCGTAGTTTCTCTTAAATTAAGAGATTCTTTTCTTCCTATTTCCATTAAAGCAGCAGGTCTATCCCATTGAATATTAGAAGTTGTTAATTTTTCTAAAGCTTTTGGTGTCAGTTTAATTTTTTCACCATTGCTATCTAACATGCTAGCACTCCAATGTGTTGTAGTAGAAAATATATCTTGCCATTTACCTAACATTAAACCTTTTGGTTTTGGATATGGGTTTCCTAAAGGGTCTCTTTTAGGTGATAAAGCGTCACCAAATATTTCTGGCTCACCTTCATTTCCTGCATACTCATTAATTATTTTTGACAATGAATAAGGACTTGAGTGTTTAATGTGGTCACTCATTGTCATTAATTCTGCTTCAGCATCTGCAAAAACTTTGTTAGTCCAACGCCATCCAGTTGCTACAGGAACTAACTTACTAGCACTTCTTCCAAAATACTGTTCAAGCTTACCCACATTTTTCATACCTTCTTCTGTAGTTTTATTTGTTTGACTAAACAATTCAGTTAATTTAAAAAAATCTTGTGTCATTAAATTGCTTGCAAATATATTAGACCACAAAGAAAATGATGAGCCAGCAAAATGTTCTGCAAAAGTCATAACTCTTTCTTGAGCGGCGCTGTGCAAAGGGTCATCCCAAATATCTCCAAATTTATCAAACATATCTCTTATGTCTGCTGCTATCATATAAGGTATTGACAATGGAAAAAGTCTAAGCATTGAAGTGTATTCTTTAGTGCCATCTTCGTTTACAGTAACGTAAGCATATTTATGTCTAGGGTCTTTTTCACTTGAGCCCGTTAATCTATCTGTATTATATGCCATATAAAAAGCGTGTCCGTACACTGCTGTTCCAACACCCATAATAGCCTGCGCTTTATTTCTAACAACAGGGTCTGAAGCATTAAGCATTGCACGATATTCTCTACTTAATAAATTAACAATAGGTGTCATATGCCACGCAGTTTTAACTAAATTAACAGGTGTTTTAATAAAGTGAATGCTAGTTAACAATCTTATTGAAGGGTGATTATTGGCTTGGTCTAATATCCACTGGCCAACATTTGATTTACTTTGTTGTTGGTCTGGGTAAAACTGGTTTGAATCCAGCATTTGATTTTTTAAATTTTCTGTAAATGAAGCATGTCTTGCTGTATATGTAGGGTCATTTGCTACTGATTTTGTTAAATCATCTAATGTTAAAGCTTCAGCACTATTAAAAGTTTTTGTTTCTCTAAAATTTCCAAATTCATCTTCATACTGATAATATAATTCAGACCATTTTTGTTCAAAAGGTGTTTGAGATGTTTTTTGTTTTTCAAGCGCAGTTAATTTATCGTTTAAATCACTTAATTTTTTATTATTAGGAGCATCCGCAGCCTGTTCAAATCTAATATTTTCCTTAACATCATTAATACTATCTTGTAATTTTACAATATTTGCCTTATTTATTTTCTTTCCTTTTTTTAATAATTCAGGATAAAAAGTACGCATTCTCTGGTTAACATTAGCAACTCTAGCAGCTCGTTGTATTATATTTTTAGTTAAAGTATCTCCTGCTCCAAGTAATCGCAAACTTGTAAAAACAAGTTTTCCCAAAGGAGATGCAGTTGAACCCATAAATCTTTTTATTACGCTATCTGATTCTTTTAATTGTTCCAAATATGTTTCCATATTTCTTTGCTGTCTACCATCAAATCTATGTTCTAAAGAATCTCCAATACTTCTATTAGCTTTCCAAGACAATCTAGCTTTCTTTAAAGCTATTTGAAAAAATCTAAATTGCCCAGCAAATAAATCAGCTGCCATATTAAATTGACTGATACCAAGATTTTTATTTCCTCTGACCATATTAATAAGACCGCCTGCATACTGTTGTACAACTTGTTTTTGAAAATTAGCTATAGTAGAAATAATATTAACCTCATGTGTAGTAGGGTCAAACAACAAATTTGCTGTGGTATATTCATTTAAAGCTTCCATAAAAGAAACATCTTTTTCTTTCATTTTTTTATTTACTTGCTTAATTAATTTATGCGCTAAATAATTGTTATTACTTATTTCAGCCAAATCGCTTACAATTTTAATTTTTTCAGAAGGAGAAAGTTTACTAACTTTATCTAGTAAATCAGGAAAACCAGTAGCCATTGCTTTTTCCGTTTCTATTCTTAATTTATCAGCTTCAGTTATTTCAACTATTAATTTTTGTTGATTCATTACATCGGAAGCTGCTTGAACTGTGTCAACATGATTTTTGATTAAAACATTTCTTTCTTTCATTGCTTTAATTAATTGTTCAGCTAAAGCTAATTTCTCAACATCATCAACAGCATTATCAGCAAGTTTTCTTATTTCAGAAATTTCTCTACTTTTTAATAACCATTTTACTCTTCCTGCATAAACAGTAGGCGCTAACTCTGGAGACATTTTAGCAGCTATTTTTAATTCTTTATCTAGTAAATCAGCATTTTCTTCCCCAAGTAATTCAACACCTCTAGCTCTAATTCTTTCTAATAAACCAACACGTTCTGTAGTTCTTATTTTACCTTCTTTAATTAAAGTGTTAATACCATCTTTTACTTCTCTAACAATTACGTTATAACTTTCATCAGCATTAATTTTACTTAAATTTATAACAGGTGTTTTTCTTTTAACTCCATTAACTGTTTCTTCTAAGGCAACAATTTTTTGTGGAACAATCTTTTGTTTTTTTGGAATTTCAGCAGAAACTTTTGCGGTATCTGAACCGCTTTTGGCTTGTGCTTTAATTGAATCTCTAATTGCTTGTGCTTTTTTTGAAATGTCTTCAACACCTGCTTTTTGCAGAAATGATATATAAGCTTCGTGAGAAACACTTTTTCCTTTACCACCAACAATGTAAAGAGCTCTTGCAATGTCATTATCAAATTCTAATTCTATATTTCTGCTACCGTAATTATATCTAGGTTTTGCTCCTTTTAATTCTTTAGGTAAAACTGTGTCATCTACAATTGTGGGTGTTTTTACTTTAATTTCATTAACTTTGTTATTAATAACAGGTGCTTCGCTTGTTCTGTTTTGAACTGTTGTTGGAGCTTCTTTAGAACTCACTTTGTTTTTAATCCTTTTAACTGTGCCTGATTTACCTGTGTAAGTAACATCCGCTTCACTTCCAGCTAATCCAAAATCTCTGTCATAATCAGATTTAAAACCATCACCTTTATCATAAAACTTACCAGCCTTACCTTTGGCAGACCAAGCAGACATAAAACCACCTATTGTGCCTTGTGCTACTCCACCAGCTCCTGCTGATATAAGTGTTCTTGTTACATTGTAATCAGTTGCTAATCCTGCATCTATTTCAGCGGCCTGTCTTGCAGCATCTGCTGCGCCACCAATGGCTGTGCCAATAGCACCTTCTTTTAAACCTATTTCTATCCCAGCTTTTCTAGCAGCTAATTTTTGAAACTCTGCTTTACCTAAAGCTTCTATAGCTGTTTTACCAGCTTCTCTTGCTACAATTTTTCCAGCACCTAGTGTGTATAAATTGACAGGGTCAACAATTAATGCAGGTACAAAATCTTTAGCCCACTTGGTAAAACCAATTGTTTCTCCACCAAAATAAGGTAAATCAGCGTATATTTGTGTAATTTCTGCCCAGTCACCTTTGTATTGGCTATCTTTTGCTAATACTTGTCCAACATCATTTGCAATACCCACTGTGTTCCATTCACTCCAAATCCTGTCTTGATAAAATTTTTCAATTAATTCTTTTTTGCTGTAATCTTTAACATCTTTACCACCTGTAGCAACGTTGTTCATATCACTTACACCACCAGAATAATATCTTTTTAAGACATCTTGGAATGCGTCTGATTGTAATTTATCTAAAGCTAATTTTTGACGCTCTGCTTTCTGCATTCTGTCATAAGCAGCTCTATCAAGCTTGTTTCTTCTATTTCTGTTTCGGGATTCTTGACCTAATTGAAGAACATTTTTTTGCTCTTGGTCGTTTTCTTCTGTAAATGTAATATCAAATTCCATATATTATTTTAAATATTCTTTTGCTAGCTCATCTAATTGTAGCGTGTTAATGTTAAAAGATTTTGCTAATGATAATTTAGCATCTTCTGTTAATACCGAATTGTATAAAGACATATTAATAGGTCTTCCAGCCAACTGTTCTAAAACATTAATAAAATAGTTTTGCTGATTTTCTTGGCTTGCTCCTTTTTCAACTAATCCTAAAGGTGTGTATGTTTCAATAGGTGGTAATGTAAAAGACTTTGTGTTAGAATTAATTTTGTCTAGCAAAGCATTTTTATCATCAGTGTAATCTTTTAATTTAACACCAGCTTCATCTAATATTTTTGTAGCAAAACCTTTTTGTTTGTCAGCATCATTTTTAATTTCAGACCATTCAGGTTTGTTTATAAGTTGTTTAAATGCCGTTGTGTTCATAAAAATGTCTACAGGACTTTGCATGGTTGTTTCTGCTTCTTGAGTAAGCCCTGCTACAGAAGGTGCTAATTGTTTTGCAGTGCTTGTAATAGTCTCTGCTTCAAAATTAAT